GGTCGATTTACAGGATCGTAGGTAGTGTTCTCTTCTAAGTCATCCATATTAGCAGTCCCCTTTTGTCTTAGTCCACCTGTCTATTGTATAAACGTTGCCGACTTTAGTTACACTCTCTTTGTTATCCTCTAGTCCATCAACTATGTCAAGACCCATAAGCTCATTTCTTCTCATTTCTACAAGGTCATACACTTCAGGGTAGTCATCTGATACGGAAAGAAAGGCTGTCATAAGTGTTAATATGTCTACCATGTGAGACATAACATCTAAAGGTACGTCACCATCTGCGTTCATAACCATGTTAGTTTTTACTCCACCATCCCAGCCTTCTTCACTCTCCCAATCAACAGCTTGGATAATTAAAGCAACCTCGCCTGGAGCTATGATTAGTGCTTCTTTGCCTTTCTTAGGTCTGTCACCCATTAACTTCTCCTCTTTACTTTAAGTGGTATTCTATCTACTAGAATAGGCTTACCTCTTTCTTTAAGCCACTCTTTAGGGATAACTCTGTGAGACCATAGTATGTTATTTTTGTCACACCACTCAAAGTATCTAGACTTAGCACCCTTGTACAGCTTACCCTTAGCATTGCTGAACACGAATCGTATGTCTAGCTCTGGGTGTTGCTTCTGTATCTCTAGGTGTTTTCGTCTGTCATCACTATCAAAGATACCCTTTGACTCTATTATGATGCCGTTGTCTAGTACAAAGTCAGGCGTATAGGTTCTATATCTTAAGTCTTCCCACTCAATCTTTAGAGCCTCGTACCTAACTTTCTTCTGGTTCTCTTTGAGTACCGCAGCAATCTCTTTCTCTAAACCGCTGCGGTATCTTCCTTTATTGTGGAACTTCAATGTGTACGTAGTCTACCATTGGTGGTTCCTTAGCCTTAGACATTACAGAGGGAAGAGTCTGTAACTGAGGCCAGCAACGTTGTTTGTAATCACAGAAGCCACAGGCCCTACTAAGCTTTATGTTACCCGTGGGCTTCTTATAGAAGGTCTCAGGCTCTGCCTCAAAGCAACGCTTGAAGGGTTTGTCTTCATCAATGTAAGCTACTGTAGCCTTCATCTCATCTAAGACTTTCTCTTTGTCTACGTTAGCAGCAGAGACATACTTGAAGTCTCCTGTACCTTTATTGATTGCCCACCAGCCACCTACAGGAGCGCCTTCTGCTTCTGCATAGCCTACAAGCTGTGGTATGTAGCCAAACCCATCACCAGAGTTGAGTGCTTCAAAACTAGCAAACTTGTTAGTGTAGGACCAAGGAGAGGTAGACTTAACGTCATCTACCTTACCGTCTAGCTTCATGTCGTACTCGCCATTGATCTTACGCCCATCTAAGTCAAGCGTAACCTTTGCATTGTCATCAAAGTCAACGTCAGCACCACGTAGTAAGCCTTTAAACACAGCCTCTACAATGTCACCAATCATCATCATCATTAAGAAGCGTGGCGGGAATGCTGTCTTGTATTCTGGCTCATTCTTATCGAACCAAAGCTGACAGGTAGGACGCCCAATGTTGGACATCCTTAATCTAAATGCATCCCTTGGACCGCCGTTGAATTGCTTATTCATAGCATCTCCAACATCAGACATAACCTTATCAATTATGCTTTGATCCATTCCCTTTTTACCAGCAAGAACAGAGTTCATGTAGCTGTGAAGAGATAGCTCTGCAGGATGCTCCATTACTCAAACTCCTCCACGTCAACGATAGAAGCAATGATCTCCTTTTCGTAATCATCTACGTCCTGACGATTGTTCTCATCCCACTTAGCTAGGATGCCACTATTAGTAACTTCAACAAACTCTAAGAAGTCCTTGAGGATTTCATTGTCACCCTCTTGTACATCTACGAGATCAGGTGCGCTGAACGTGTAGGACGCATACTGATTGCCATTAGGTAAGTCATGTATACCTGCACCTAGAGTTATGTTGTACTGGATAGGCAGCTTGTTCTTACGTGCTGTAGTAGAGATGTAGCCACTCAATGCTTTGACGCTAAGCTTGTTCTTAACGTCTGTAACGAATGGCATATTAACGTAGTCACCTGTGATACTCTTACCATCTGCATCTGTAGCATCATCAAGGGTAATGAGACCAAAGACAACCATAGTACGGCTGATAGAACGGATGAGGTTCTTTGTGGTCTCTGATGCTGCATCCCAATCTTTGATGTAACCTGGACGCCCTAAGTTAAAGCCACCCTTAGTATCCTTGAAGTCGCCCTTAAGATCAGTAGCCATTACTGTCTTGTTCATGGTGTTCAACTCACTGTCAAACTGTGTCCACTGCTGGCGGATGGCGAAGATACGGATCTTAGGGTTCTCTGAATAGATTGCTGTGTCTTCATCTAAGGTCAGCTTGTAAACACCTACAGGCATTACCTCTGTCTTGATTTTCTTACCAGCTACTTCCATCAGCCCCATAGCTGCTTGGTGTACCTGTGTCAGCCGTGCTAGGGATGACTTAGAAGATGAGCTACCTGTATTAGCTACGCCCATCATTTCTGCTAGGGACTGCCCTGATTCATTTGCTACTGTTATTTGTGTACTCATAGTTTTTCTACCTTTTTATCTATGCTAGGAAAGTTAGTTATACATTAAACGTCAACTGTGTCAAGCCAGTTGATGCCTATCTTTGCTTCTAATAGTAGAGGAACATTCATTGTCACACCGTATGCCTTCTCTACTAGATCGTTTAAGTCTTCATTCAAGTCGTTAATTATCTGTATTACTTGAACTTCTTCGTCTGGGTGTATGTCAATTACGGTTGAGTCATGCACTGTATTTACTAGGCAAGAATGAAACGGTTTTAATCTATCTTCTAATTCATTCAGGACTACAGGAACTACGTCACCTGTTGCAAAGCCCTGCACTGGATAATTCTTAATCATAGTGAAGAATGTAGGTGTACCGTTAGCTCTCCTAGTAATCCCAGGAAAAGCGTACTGCCTACCTGACACGTTAGTAATCTTCTCTAGGCGTATAGCTTCGTTGCCTAGATTCTTGTGCCACTTAGCTATACCTTTGTATTTGTTGATAAACTCTGCATAGTAAGCAGCTTCTGCCTTGCTTCTGCCATAACCACTGGCCCCAAAGAGGGGAGCGAAGGTGTGTTCCTTCCCTTGCTGGCGGGTAGTAGGCTGACCAGCATCAGAGATAACCTTGGCAGTGTAGCTGTGTACATCAAAGCCTGTAGCAATCTCCTCCATAGCTGTCTCATCCTGTGCTAGAAACGCCGCAGTTCTGAACTCAAGTTGAGCAAAGTCTGCCTCACAAATCAGACCGCCATCCCAACGAGATATGAACACACGTTTTACTGGGAAGGTTCCTCCTCTTGGCATGTTTTGCATGTTAGGGTTTCTACCACTGAACCTACCTGTGGCAGTAATGTGTTGGGTAAGACTGACGTGGAGATAGGAGTCACCCCTGGTATAATCCGATATACCTTCCACAAAGGAACTAAGGTAGGAGCTAACAGCAGATAGCCTACGTAGATCACCAAGGAAACTGACAGCGTAATCCAAGCCCCTCGTTTTAGCATTCGATATGAGAACATCTAATTTATCCTTTCCTGTTCCAAAACCATTTGCACTAACCCAATCCTTGTTAGGTGGGAAGAACCCCAGCCCTGCAAGCTTGTCTAGCTTCTTTAGTTGGTAGCCTCTAGCACTGCAATCTTTACAGTTGTTAGGCTTAGAGTAAGGCGAACCATCTTTCTTCTGCTTGAACGTCTTGCCCTTACCCTTGCAAATAGGGCAGGTAAAAGCTTTGGTCTTGTATGTACGTTCTGTATTTTTAGTTACTACTTCTTTGAACTCAGCCTTATTGTTTACATAATCAAACAGGTCAACCCAAGTTTTCTTCTCATTGAGAGTGCAACTGTATACTACAGATGACATCTGCTCTGGTGAGTTGAGGTTTACTGGTGTATCCCCCATAAGCATACGTACTTGTTTCGTAAGCCTCTCTTCTATAGCTATCTTCTCTTCTTCAAACTCTTTACGTACTAATTCTAAGGCAGGTTTATCCACCCTGACTCCCGACATGTACATTCTTGTAAGGGTTTTACAGGTTCTGAAGGTAACGTTTTTGACTCGTAGTAAAGAGTCGGACTCAGGCTTGGCGTAGTCTGCTTCGATTGCGAAGAACAACTCACGAGTGACATCAAGGTCGCGGCGCAGATAAAAGCTAAGCTCATCAAGAGGTATTTCATTTGTGTTATACCCTTTCTTAAAGTACTCCTTTAAAGTATCATCTTTCTGGAAGTCTAGTTCACGGCGCTGGGCGCAACCGTCCATGCTCAGTACGTCTTTTTTTCCTCTCAGTAAAATATACTCAGCTAACATAGTGTCATATATGTCACCATCATACGTGAAGCCACACTCCCACAACCACATTAGGTCATGCTGTGCGTTGTGCATAATTAGTAGCGTAGTCTGATCTAGGATCAACTGTATCTGCTTAGCTTGTAGTCCAGAGTTATCTTTCTTTTCTACATGGTCTAACGTAAAGATGTTTGTCTCACTAACGTTGTCTATATTCTGTGTGCCTACTTGAGTAAGCGTATTGCTTGGCTCAAAGGGGTCCATGTGTAGCCTACCGTTACGTCTGGTAGTTGTGTTCTCAACGTCTAATACTAGTCTCATCCATCCATCCTCTTACGCCGTGTACTGACTACGATCTCCGTCTAGTTCGCAGTGTACGACACCATGCCACCCACCCTTAAGCTTATTCTTAGCTATGTTCAAGTGCCTTTGTGCATCTTGCTCATCTGCACCCTCAACTAACTTGTTACGAGAGATCAGGATCATCAGGTCAGCTTCACTAGCCTTGCCTGTCTTACTGCCTTCCATCATGCTCTGGTCAACGTAGACCTTACCTTCTGCATCCGCTGATAGCTGAGACATCCAGATGATAGCGCAGTTGTGCTGCTTGGCAATGTTACGTGCATGAATGGCTGCATCCTTGAGGTATACGTGTGAGTCAGAGCCACCCTTAGAGGCAAACTTGTCACCCATGTCCAGTACCACAACATCAGGAGAGTAAGCCTTAACGATAGCCTCTACCCATGCCATGTCCTTACCTGTGCTGTCCTTAACAAAGATATTCTCTGTGACAGGCTTGTAGCGCGCAGCAGCGAGTGCATAGTTGCCCTTAACCTCTTCCATTGACATAGTGGTAGCGGCACTAAGATACCTAGCTCCTACACGATGTGATGGCTCCTCATTGCACAGTACCATGCACTTAGCACCCTGCTCAGCAAACCCACCTGGCGCAGCTATGGTAGAAGCATGGAAGCTTGTCTTTCCTGTGTTAGGTCTAGCCCCTACAATAATGAGATGCCCAGCGCTTATGCCTTCTACTTTCTTTCTGAGTGACGTGATGTTCCATTTCCACTGGC